CCGGCCTCGGCGTCCAGGTCCTCATGGGCCAGGAACAGAGCGGCTACTACAACGTCACCGCCACGCTGCTCTTCGGTGCCGCTGTCGGTCGCGCGACCTCCCTCCACCGCCTCAAGACCGCCTAATAGCGGCCACAGGCTCGAACGAGACCCCCAGCGATGGGGGTCTTTTTTTGTCCCCCTACCAAAGCGGGCAAGTATAGGATGAGCCTCTACTCTGAGTTTCTGGCGGACGCGAAGGAGATGATCGCGGACTTCGGCGTGGCCGGGTCGGCCAACTCTGGGGCCATCACCTTCTCCTGCCTCATCTCCGACCCCGCCGTCTCGACTGTGCTCGAAGCAGGGGGGTATTGTGAGCGGACCCAGTATACGGTCAGGCTCCCCGCTGTAACGGCCTCCTGGAGCCAGCCAGACGGGTCTACGGGGGCATCGGCGGCCACCCTTAGCGGAGGGGTGCCCATCGCCTCCCTCGCCCAGGGCAAGAAGATCGTGGCCGGCGGCAAGACCGTCCGCATCACGACCCAGACCTACAAGCCCGGGTCGGCATGGATCACCCTCGTCGTCATCGACGATAACCAGTAACGTGGGCCTCGTCCACGCCAACGTCACGACCTTCAACAAGGCGCTAACCTCCCTCGCCCAGGAGGTCGGCTGGACCATCGAGTATGCCGCCCTACGCGAGGCCGCGCTGATGTGCCGAGACGCAATCATCTTCACCCCTCCCTTCGCACCGGGCGGCGGCAAGGGTGAAACCAAGCAGGCCGAGCTAGTGGGTCGCCGTGCCGTCGAGCGGGACATCAACACGCTCTTCGTCGCCCAGAACGACAAGGCCAAGGTGGCAGGGGCGATGATGCTCAACAACCTCGCGTCGGCTGCCAAGCGCCGGAACTTCGGCGACTTCACGACCGCCAAGAAAGCAGCGCAGGACCGCTCAATCAACTTCGACGCGGTCATCCCCAATCAGATCGTGGCCGACTCGGATGTTCTGCGTGCCTATCGAAAGGCTCAGAACTTCTTCAACCAGTCCAGCGGACGCCAGGGCAACGAGCTCGTAACCGACCTACGTCCAGTTCACAACCGCTTCAAGCGTCTAACACGCCAAGGGAAGACAAAGATTGAGAAAGGCCGTGGCGACTACCTCGGCAAGTTCCTCGTCGGCTCCAAGTCTGAACTGAAGGAATACATCAAGGAACGTCAGGCCGAGGTCGGCAAACTGAAATCAGGCTGGTGGAACGCTATGCAGACCCTTCCCAAGCCTAAGAAGAAAGGGGTCGAACAGAACTTCGGCCGCAAGGGCGTCTCCGGCTATGTGAAGAAGTTCCCTGGCAACGTCATTCAGTCTGTCTACACGACGCAGAAGGCCGTGAGCATCCGCATCGGAAACGCCATCGGCGACAATGATGATAAGGGAAGCAAGAACAACGTCCTAGACCTTGTCTATGGGAACGCGGTCGCACGCATCGAGCGCGACCTCGAGAAGTTCCTGAAGCGAGACGTCGTCGACTTTAACAACGGAGCAATCCGCTAAACCTTTATGGGCACCAAATCCATCCGCCACATCGTCGAGGCCACCCTCGCCACCTACCTGTCCACCCAGACCGGGCTGACCTCCGTCCAATTCCTGACGGGCGACAGCGCCGTGACCCAGACGCTGCCCAAAGCCGTTGTCCTCTGCGACTCTGCTAGGGCTCCCAGCGACCTCCCCGAGGGGCTTGGTAACTACTCCTGCTCCGTCCGCATCACCCTTTACTCAAACGCGGACGACACCACCCTTGCCGATCACCGTCTGCGCTGCGCGGCCTTGTCCGGCAACATGCGTGACCTGTCTAGCATTCAAGCGGCCTTTACGGCCTCGACCGACGCATCCTGCTATGACGTCACGATGAGCGCAGAAGACGAGGGTATCGACGAGCGCTCATGGGCTACGGCCTTCTCGTTTGACGTGCTGGTTGTCCTCCCCGCGGCCTAATTCCAATCGGGGCAAATACAAATGGCCGCCATCTCTACCGGAACGACCTGCCTTTACGGAGTGGCGGGTACTGTCACCAACCTCTACGTGCAGAGCTACAGCCTGTCGTCCTCGTTTAATTCGGACGTTACTGTCGTCGATGAGACGGGCATTACCAAGACCCATCGCCTGGACGACCGCAAGTCCGAGATTACCATCGAAGGCATCGCCAAGACGGCCACCATGCCTGTCCTCGGCGCCTCCCTGTCCTTCACGGTCAACACGGCTTCGGCCTATCCTGGCGGCACCGCCTCCGCGTCTTTCAGTGGCACGATTACCAAGATTGATGACAAGGGCTCCAACAAGGGGTTCACCGCTGTTACGATCACGGCCATCGACTACGAAGGCATCACCCTCTAATTGACACCCCCGAAAAGGGGGTAGCCTAGGGATAGTGGACCGCCGCTTCCTGAACGCCTACGTCGACCCGGCGCCTTTTCGGCTGCTGGGTCGAACTCTTTACCCTTGGTGCCTCAAGTACCGGGTGCGCCTGATGGCATTTGACTCCCCTCTGGTGATTGGTTCCCGAGGCGTCACCCCTGCCGACCTAATCTTTGCCTGTCAGGTATGCGCCGAAGAGCAACTAGGCGTGGAAATGGGGTGGCTTGATAAGGTGAGGATAATGAACCTCACGCGTAACCCGGAAAAGTTTGAAAGCCTTCTGGAAGCCTTCGCCGGCTACATCCTAGTCCAGGACTGGCCGAAGTTCTGGGAGCAGACCAAGACCAAGTCAGGTGGCGGTAGCAAGGGCGTTCCGTGGCCCCTATCCATCGTGGCGAACCTGATCGCGTCTGGCATCCCAGAGCAGCGCGCGTGGGAGATGCCCGAGTGCCAAGCCATCTGGCTTAACTCAGCCTTGGCCATCCGCAAGGGTGCGGACGTCTCAATCATGTCGCCCGAGGAGGAAGCATTCATGGCGGAGGAGGAAGCCAAAGACGCCGCTTCCAATCCTGCAAAGGAAAGCCCCCCTACGACCGATGGCCCAATCACTGGAAGTTAATATCAAGACATCCTCCGACGTCCCGCAGGCCATGGACAAGGCCAAGACGGCGACCGTCAGCTTCGGCAAGCAGGTCGAGGATATCCAGAAGAAGTTCTCGACGGGCTTTAAGGACATCTTCCTCGGATTCGCGGCACCTATGGTTCTGCTTCAGGGTGCCATCTCTTTCATTTCCGGGGCGATTGAGAAAGCCAAGCAGGACGCGAAGGAAGGACTTAACCTTCTGGCCACGGGAGAAAGCCGTTTCTCCAACACCGAGGAGAAGCGAGCCGCCCAATACTTTAAGCGCAAGAAGGAGCTCGAGGACGAAAAGAAGCTCGTCGAGTCCGGGCGCGCCGAGGTTACCTCGCAGATCCTGAAGAACGAAGGCGGGATGTTCCGCGACTTCGAACTTCCCGAACAGTATGTCCGACAGCTACGCTCCGGCGTTTCGCTTGAAACCCTAGCCAAGGATAAGGACGTCCAGCGTCTGGCGATGGAGTATTTCAACAAGACTGACGAAGGCAAGAAGCTGCTTGAATCCCTCGGCCCTGACAAGGCGGCTAAGGCCGCAGACTTCAAGGCTCCTGAAGGCTTTGGCAACGTCATCGGCGTCGGACCTAACCCCGTCTTGGAAGCGATTAACGCACAGCTCGAAGAAGCCAAGAAGCAGACCGCAGCCCTTGAGCGCATTGCTTCCGCAACCCCTGGAGCCCTTCCCCCTGACTTTACCAAAACCGCAACAACCTAACTCACAACAATGGCACGCGTAGAAACAGGTGACGACCTAGCCGCTGGATTGCTCCAGCCAGGATGGAAGGTTTCGTATGACGGATACGGCCTGATGACCTGCACGGCTTCATACAAGTCCGACAGGTTCGGCTCTTTCTCCTTCATTGTTCGAGGAAGCAGTTTCCCGGCTCTTGGCTTTACGAACCTAAAGGCCCATAAGGCCAGCATCTCGTTTGACGCGCTTAACATCGCCACGGCGACCGTTGACTACGTAGGCATCGAAACCACCTACAACAGCGGACTCCGCACCGATCCACAGGTCAGCGGCTCTCAGGGTCTGACTTCTGAGAACATCACGACCCACCCGAACTTCTTTGAGACGGCAACAGGCTTCACTGGTTCGCCTATCGCCGGTGTCGGAACGGGCACGCTTGCGACGCCTGCCTATCCTCTTGTCGCTGGGACTAACCCGGCCGAATACACGGGAAACAACGGCGCCACGTTTGAACTAGCCACGGGTCGCAAGTTCCTCGGGTTCAAGAAAGCGGAGTTCAAGGACTTCTACGGCAAGACGAACTACCTCGCTCCGCAGACCTCTTTCTCCGGCCACTTCTACACCACTCAGTCTGCCACCGTCCAGGGCATGATCGCTCGCGTCGGCAAGACATCCGGCGACGGCTCGTTCCTGACCATCGACCTCCTGCCTTCCTACATGGGCACGTCCTTTACGAACTCGGGCAAGAACCAGCTTCTACTGGCGCAGGTCAATACGGAGGACTATGGCAGCCTTTACAAGGTGCAGTATGAAATCCGCTATAACCGCGAGGGCTACGTGGCCTCTGTCTACGCTCCTGCCTGATGAAGATTCAACCCGGAGTCGGCTATAACTTCGACTCATCCAGCAAGGGCTTCACGCTGGACGTCTCTGAACCGTTTCCGTCGGCTACCTATCTTACGCCTGACCTTCCCTTTAAGGTTAAGATTGTCGACGTTGTCAGCGGAGCCATCCGATTTCAGGTCGTCAGCGGGACGCTCAACAACCTAGTCCCGGAGATGGATGACGTTATCGGTGGCGTCGAGAAGCTGCTCGACAGCACGACATCCGGCGTCCCTACGCCTCCGACCGATGTCCTATCCTTCAACACCTCGACCAAGGAGTCCTGGGTGTATCTCCGCGCAGGCCCGGAGGCCGCGTCGCCCTACGCCTTTCCAGACCCCAGCATCTCCAACACGCCCTACCCAAAGGTCATCTCGTCAAACCTTGAACTGACCGACACCGATACCGAAGGCTATGTCCTGCTCGCCAAGGTGGACGTTGATAATGTCTCAGCGCCGACTGTCTGGACCTTGCATCAGTATGTCACCGGCTCCTTGTGGGGCGACCGCGTCAAGGTCAACGGGATGACAGCCAAGTACTACTACGCTCGCATCTGATGGGCGTCCTGATCGGAGCGACGGAAGCCAACTCCACTTGGGGTCGCAACCGCACGCCCATCTTCAGCACCTACTTCGGTCTGTCTGGAAATATTGCAGGTCATAACAACGTCGCGACCGACGGCTGGGCATCAGAGGCCAACACCTTCTTCCGCTGCGCTCAGTGGTGGACTACTGTAAGTTGGATTGATTCTGGTGGACTACCTCAAGTAGGCTACTACGGCCCTCTCGCCTTCCCTGGCTCGCCGTTCCCATCCCTGACTGCCTTCTGGGTAGGTGCCTACAACACTGACCCTGCAGACCCATACGCCCCTAACTACCTCGACGACGTGGAGGTTCAAAACGTCTGGGTCGGTCGTGACGTGGTCATCGACTCGACGACCTACGCGATGTCCTACTCGGCGCTGAACGGGGTCACGGGGTCGTTCCAGACGATTACGAGCTCGGCGGACGTGGTTTCCTTCGACCTCTGACCCCCCCTTCCAATCGGGGCATAGTCAGACCCGATGAGCTGCAACACCGTCACCTTCAAACGCGGATCGTCCTTCTCGGCCTCCATGGTGTGGAACCCTGAGCCCGGTGGCATCGCGAACCTCATCGGCGTGACGGTCACCTCGACCATCATCGACGCGCAGCAGAACGAGTACGACCTCACCGCTACCGTCGCCGTGGACGGCCTGTCCGTGGCCTTCGTCTATCCTGGCTCGACCTCCGCGTGGGCCATCGGCACGGCCAAGTGGGACATCAAGTTCCTGAACGGCGGCACCGTCTTCTACTCCGAGACGATGCGCATCGACCTCATCGGTCAGGTCACCGCTTAATTTCATGTCGCTCACGATCACCATCCCTGGAGCGGTCGACGTCACCACCGGGTCGACGGCCCCTGCCACCCTGACCATCGGCGTCGGAGTCCCCGGAGCCCAAGGCCCTCAGGGTGCTACCGGCCCGGGCGTCCCTGCTGGCGGCACGGCTGGTCAGTACCTCCAGAAGATTGACGGCACGAACTACAACACGGACTGGGTGACGCTCAACCTTTCGTCCTACCTGACGACCGCCTCCGCCGCCGCGACCTACCAGACGCTCGCGGGGATGTCGTCCTACCTCACGACTTCGGCTGCGGCCTCGACCTACTACCCGCTGTCCGGCAACCCCTCGGGCTTCCTGACCTCCTCCGCGCTGACGGGCTACGCCACGCAGTCGTGGGTGTCCGCCGGCTTTGCCCCTCTCGCCCGCGCCGTGCCTTCCGCTGGCACCACGGGCCAAGTCCTGACCAAGAACTCGGGCACGGACTACGACGCATCCTGGGCGACCTTCGTCCCGGGCGACCGCTACCTGACGAGCTCGACGACGAGCCTGACCATCAACAACTCCAACAAGACCCTCACCGTCGGCACGGGTCTTTCTTACACCACGCAGCAGGACGTGGTCATCGCCTACGACGCGGATCATCATATGCACGCCCGCGTCACGACCTATAACTCCTCGACGGGAGTCATGGAAGTGGACGTCATCAGCCACACTGGAACCGGAACGTATGCCTCTTGGACGGTCAACGTGGGCGGCACGGTTCCGCTGCAGACCGTCGAGTGGGGCGAAATCCTAGGCACGCTGGGCGACCAGTCCGACCTATCCACGGCGCTCAACGCTAAACTCAGCTCGGCCACCGCCGCGACGACCTACGCCGCCCTCGCTGGGGCGACCTTCACGGGCGAAGTCATCACCCCTGCCTCGACGACCTCCAACGCCGGACTGACCATTACGCCAGGAACCGCCCCGTCCAGCCCGACTGATGGAGAAATCTGGGCGACTACCAGCGACCTGCAGGTCCGTCTAAACGGCGTCACCGAGACGATCGCGGAACAGTCGTGGGTGACCTCGCAGGGCTACATCACGTCCTCGGCGCTGACGCCCTACGCCCTCAAGGCAGGCGCCACCTTCACGGGCCTCGTGACCACGGCGGCCTCGACCACTGCAAGCGCCGGATTCAACATCCCGCACGCGGTTGCCGCTCCCACCACGCCGGTTAATGGAGACGTCTGGACGACCACGGGCGGCATCTTCTGGCGTCAGAACGGCGCGACCAAGCAGGCGATGAACCTGGGCGATACCCAGACCGTCTCGGGCAACGTCACCTTCTCCAACGCCAACGGCACGTTCGGCAGTTCTACCGCAGCTGGCACGATCAACGTCGGCACGGGTGCGACCATCTCTGGTGCGACCAAGGCCATTAACATCGGCACGGCTGGCGTCTCCGGCTCTACGACCAACGTTACCGTCGGCTCGTCCGTCGCTGGCGCTGGTGTCAGCGTCACGGTCAACGGCTCGCTGACGACCACGGGTGCGAGTCAGAACATCGCCAACTCGACCGCCGCTTCGACCATCAACCTAGGTGCAGGAGCGACCATCTCCGGCTCCACGAAGACCCTTAACATCGGTACGGGTGGCGTCGCTGGTTCGACGACCAACATCAACATCGGCTCTACGACGGGCTCCGTTGGCGTCACCATTAACGGCAACGCCACGGCGACCACTCCTGCGGTCGACAATAACAGCACCGCCATCGCGACCACGGCCTACGTCGTCGGTCAGGCTGGCTCGGCCACGCCCCTGGTCAACGGCACCGCCGCCGTCGGCACGTCCCTCCGCTACGCTCGTCAGGATCATGTCCACCCGACCGACACCTCTCGCGCGCCTCTCGCATCCCCTGCATTCACAGGAACGCCTTCTCTCCCGACTGGCACGACCGCCGTCACGCAGACTACGGGCAACAATACGACCGCCGTTGCCACGACCGCATTCGTTCAGCAGGAAGTTCCTGCCGCATCGACGACCACCGCTGGTAAGGTCGAACTAGCCACCTTCGTTGAAGCTACGCGCTTCACATCTCAGACGCTTGGCACGACGCCGCTCTCCCTGATGGGACTTATCGCGGCTAACAGCGCTCCCCTTCGACCACGCTCTAGCGCTTTCACTGGTGCATCAAGCGGAGCCGGAGCAAGCACTCAGCTTTACTATACATCTGGAATCTACTTCGGACCAAATGCTTCGACCGTTGGATACGGAGGTGCTTATGCTGACGTTGCTGGCTTCTGGGCTTCTGGCAACTCATACACTACTCCCGATTGGTCTAAGGTCACTGGATTCTCCGTGATGGTTTATCGACCTTCTGTAGCCTTTGAGTCTGGCAACACGATCCGCATCACACTTGGCAAGGCCGCAAGCGGTGGCACGCTTACTACTCGCGGAATCGGAGTGGACATTGCCGCTGGAAATACGTTCGCGCAGATCCTAGCCCACAACGGAACCACCCTTACTACTACGAACAGTACTTTCCCTATTTCAAGTTACGCCAATATCTCGAGCCGCAACATCACAGTTGTGTCTTATGGCAATGGAACGGTCGAACTTTTCGTCGATGGCCTCTCTTACGGCACGTCTACTGGTGGACCTACGACGGCAGGCGGTACGGGCACTCGCTATTCCGAAGAGGTCTACGGAAGCGGAACGCAAGCCAGCCAGACTCAGCTGTGGACATTCAACGCCAGCGTCTTTACCGGACTATGATCACTTATAAAGTCACTTCCCTCCTTTTGATGGCCGAACCTTTCGCCATTATGCGCAAGGTTTTCCCAGTATGGAACGGAGAACCGGCAGAATACTCGCAAGAGTATATCTTCGTCACGTTCGACGAGCCTCAGCAATACGTCGACCTTGGCGACCTTTTCATCGTCCAAGTCGTAGACCCTAACTCTCCCCGAATCAAATGATCACCCACCTCCTCGCCCTCCTCGTCGGCTTCATCGCCGGTGCCCTCGTCTTCCGCAAGCACGCCGCCAAGGCGTCTGAACTGGAAGCCAAGGGTAAGGCCGCCCTCGACGCCCTCAAGGGCAAGTAAGCCGTGCGGACGCTCCTGGTCATCGCCCTAGTGGCCCTGGCTGGGTGCAAGTCCAAGCCGTCGGAAGCCCCATTGCCTGCCGCCGTCGCCACGCCCAAGGAGGTCGCCCTGACTTCCGTAGGCTCGACGCTCGACGTCATCGACTCCCGCGTGGCCGCCGCCGTGACCATCGCCCGAGAAGCGAACACCGCCGGCAAGCCCACCGTCGTCGAGGAGGAACTCAGCGTCGCCTCGTCCTTCCTCCCCAAGCCGACCGAAGGCGACCTCGCCTACGCCCGTCAACGCTCCGAGAAGGCCACCCCAGCCGACTACGAAGCCCAGCGCAAGAAGGCCGCCGAAAAGCAGAAGGCCGCGGAGGCCGCGTGGGCTGACCTCGAGAAACAGGTCGCCGCGAACAAAGCCGCCCTCGCCGCCCGTGACGCTCGGATCGTCGAGCTCGCAGCCGAAGTCGAACGCGTGAAGAAGGACAAGGCCGCCCAACTCTGGACGATGGCCGGCGTCGGCGTGGCCGTCATCGGCGCCCTTGCGACGGCGTTCGCTTCTCCCAAGGTCGGCGTCCCCCTGCTTCTCTGCGGAGGAGCAATCGGCGCTTTCCCGTTCGTCGTCGACTCGCCCTGGTTCGCTTGGATCGCGGGGGCGTTCGCCGCCGTGCTCGCCGTCCTCGGCATCTGGGTCGCCTACGACGCCGCCCGAGACAAGGTTCACCAATCCGATGAGCAAGCCCCGAAAGCGTAAGGTCGCCAAGGTCATCTGGCGCAAACTCGGCAAGGAGCGCGCGTGGGGTCAGGCCACCATCGGCGAGAACCTCATCGAGATTGACCCCCGCCTAGGTGCGAAGCGTCAGCTCGAAGTGCTCTGCCACGAACAGATTCACCTGACCTTCCCTGGGCTGTCCGAGGCCGAAGTCGACCGGGCAGGCAAAGACCTCGCCGCCGTCCTCTGGGCTCAGGACTACCGCCGCGTCCTCATCTCGCCCAACTCTAAGCCGCCCCGCATCTCGTGAGCCCGCCCCCTCCGCCCATCGACCCCGAGTCCCTGCCGAAAGAGCTGAAGGACGGCGTCGTCGCGTCAGTCCTCGGCGGCCTAGCCATGACGGCCCGCCTCCTGCTCTCGACCGAACCTGTGTCCCTAGGCTGGGTCGTGCGCCGTGTCCTCGCCGCCGCGATCACTGCGGCCTTGGTAGGCTACGGCATCCAAGACCATATCCAAAGCCCGGGCCTGCGGATGGCAGTCGTCGGTGCGGCCGGCTACGCGGCCCCCGAGTGTCTGGACTACCTGATGCGCTACATCAAGGCACGCGGAGAAAAGGAAGTCGGAGCCGTCACCGCCAAACTCAAACCCCATGGGAAAGGCAAAGCCAGCAAAGCAAAGCGGAAGCGATAACCTCCTGCTGGCCGTCGCCCTAATCACGGCCTTTGCGGGAGTCTCGGCTTTCTCCTCGGCTTACATCGCCGGGTATGTCCTCGACCAGCTGCAGTCCACCGACGCCCTGGTCATGATCGTGACGGACGGCGGCAAGCTGCGCTCCGACTCCGCCGACCTTGAGCGCAACATGAGCACGGCGACCCTCGCCCTGAAGTCCGTCCGCGACCTAGGCTGGGCCTTGGCCGTGGGGTGCCTAGGGGTGGGGGTGGCGGTCTTCCTCCGTTCCCGCCGTCAAACGGCCTAGGAAGGGCAAGGAGAGGCCTTTAAAGGGGTGTCCTAGGGCTGGCCTAGGGGCGGCCTAGGGCTGGCCTAGGGGTCTCCTTTTCTCCTGCGGAAAGGTGCTTGACGAATGCGGAACAGTCCGCCAAGGTCATTGACGCACCACCAAAACCATGAAGTCCCTCATCGCCCTCACCGCCCTCATCATCCTCGGCTGGACCGCCGTCGTCACGTTCGCCGGCCCCGATATCGCCAAGGCCATCGACAAGTCCCTCCCCGGCTATGTCGAAAAGAAACCCGCCGCCAAGCGCGTCCGCTAATTTCCCACCCACACCACACATGAAGTCCGCCATCAAGCCCACCCCGATCGTCGAGTCCAACCGTCTGGAAGCCCTCCGCGACATCATCATCGACAAGCGCAAGGACGCAGGCGCCAAGGCCGCCTACGAGCTCTACGGAGTCCGCTTTGGACGCGGCTCAGTCAAGACGCAGGTCATCTGCCTCGACCACGCCCCGACCTCCGGCGACTTCGCCCCGATGATTAAGAAGACCCGCATCGCCCAGAGCCTCGAACAATTCGACATCGTCGCCGAGTTCCGCGGCGCATGGAAGTCCGACCTCGAGGCCAAGGTCGTCGCCTACGAAGAGAACCTACTCCCCGGACAGACCCAACGCATTCCCAAATCCTACCGCTAATCTCCCACCACCATGCCCAACGCAAACCACCCCTACGTCGACTCGCTCACCTTCGCTGGTCGACCTCTCCCCCTCAAGCGACCGATGGCCGAGTACGCCGCCCGTCGCCTGCAGGCCATCCTCCCGCAGATCGCCGCGCTCAACGCCGCCGGCAAAAGCCAAGCCGATGCCGCCGCCGCCCTGGACACGACCGTCTGCACCCTGCGCCAGTGGCTCGACATCACCGGGACGACTTGGGTCAACCTCAAGAAGCGCGGCCCCTACCGCCGCCAGAAGTAACCCCATGCCTAAAGGTCACTTCATCCGCATGAACAAGAACACGCACGAAATCAACGGCGTGAAGATGAGCAAACTGAAGCACGACCGCATCCGGGCGTTCGAGGCCATGCTCCCGCAGCTCGATGAAAAGGAGCGACTCAACTCCGAGGACGTGGCTTGCCGCCTTGGCGTTTCGAGCGTCACGATCTGCACCTGGCTCCGAGTGCTAGGCCGTCGCCTGCTCAATAATAACGGGCGCCGGTTCTTCGCTTGGGACAAGAGCGAGTGGCACAAGACCGTGCTCCCCGTCTACAAGAAGACCGGCAGTTCTCTGGCCGCGGCAAAGGCCGTGGGGGTCAACTCCTGCACCGTCTACCGCTGGCTGTCCAACAACGGCCACATTGTCCGCAAACACCGCGAACGGGACATCTCCTCGTTCAAGTTCCAATCCTACCGCTAATGCCAGACCCTTCCCACCTCCCATACCAACCCATGAACATCATCAAACCCGACTCCATGCCCCGCTTCTGGTGGCTCGTCCCCTGGTCCTACGCCCGGACGCTGAAGACCGCCCTGTCCGCGATGAAGGCTTACGCCGACCGCGCTGACCGAACCATCGAGATGCAGATCCGCATCATCGACAACTACCGCGAGGAGGCCGAGAAGCTGAAGCAGGAGGTCACAGCCCTCGCACAGTCCCGCGAGCACTGGATCAAGAAGCACGACCAGGCTTACGCCGTCGCCATGCACAACGAGAAGGTCATCCGCGAGATGGAGGAGCGCAGCCGATGAGCCCAATCCCATACAATGGAGACGGCGGCTACCTGTCTAGGAACGACGTCATCAAGGGCATGGCAGCAGAGATTGAAATGCTCCGAGAGCAACTCCGTGTCAGCAATGAGATGAAGTTCAAGTATATGGACGACTGTGTTAAGCAAATCGAAGAGAATGCTCGCCTTCGTAACTGTCTGCATAAAGAAGTCCAGAAGCTGCATGGCGGATACGCATCCTGGCATGACCCAAAGGAGGAGCGTAACAAATGAGCTCGTTCCGCCACCTCGACGGGATGCTCGGGCTTCTCAGCGAACTCTATCACATCAATGAGCGGATTATGACGGGCGACATCTGCTCCGCGAAGACCGCCATCCAGTCCGACCGCATGAAGAAGCTCCTGAACCACTACCACGAAGCCCTCTCCGAAGACGGCGCCTGCAAGATTAGCCTGCAAGCCTACGCCGCCGCCGGTGGCTGGGTCGGCATCACCTACTCCTACGAGGTCGACGGCTTCGAGATCGCCGGCTCCCAAGTCCCCCGACGCGTATGACCCGCCCCTTCTCCATCGTCGCCTTGCTGCTCCTTGGCTTCAACGCCGCCGCCGCGTCCGACGCCACCCTGCTGGAGTCCATCGCCCACGTGGAGTCTGGCATGAACCGCAAGGCCATCGGGGCCGCCGGTGAACGCGGTATGTATCAGGTCGGGCGGGACGCTTGGAAGGACGCCGAGGAGCGTCTCAAGGCAGAGGGCCACTACCGCTTCCCGTGGTCCAAGTGGCGGGACGCGACCGCCCAGGACATGATCGCGGCCTCGCACCTCCGCTGGATCAGGTCGAACTTCAAGCGCATCGGCATCCTCGCCCCCACCCCCGAGCAGATTGCCTTGGTCTGGAACGTGGGTTGGTCAGGCGCCGTTGAGCGTAGGTTCAAGCCCAACGACTACGCCATCCGCGTCGCCAACCTTTTCCGCTTGTCCTCTCGTCAGCCACGATAAAGGGTCTTGCCGTGGCCCACCTCCTAGTAGCAATCGACCCTGGCGTGCAGGGCGGCATCGTCTGGTCTTTTGACGGAGACCTCGTCGAGTGCGCCAAGATGCCGTCGTCAGACATCGAGGTCTGCCAACTCCTCGCGGATCTCAGCTGCAAGGCTAAGGACGTCAGCCTCTACCTTGAGGAGCCACCGCTGTTCGCCGGCAAGAACATCCCCGGCTCCGCCATCGGCAAACTGATGTGGAACACGGGCGTTCTCTACGGCGCCGCCGTCGCCATGGGCTGGAAGATTCACCGCATCCGTCCAGCCGTCTGGCAGAAGACCCACACCTGCGGCACGAAGGGCGAACTGACCACGACCCAGTGGAAAAACAAGCTTAAGGCCCGGGCGTGCGAACTATTCCCCACCATCGACGTCACCCTCTGGAACGCCGACGCCCTACTCATCTTCGACTCCGCCCGTCGCGGCGTCATCAACTAATCTCCCCAATGAAGAAAGACAACAAGCCCTCTCCCGACTACCGCGTCATCGCGGACTCGTCCTACATCGTCCTGCCCGATCAGAAGGTCGCCCGTCTCCTGACGCCCACCGTCCGCAACGGCGTGACCTACTACAACCTCTTCGTCCCCGGCTACACGCGGATGTCCCTCGCCGACATCGAGGCCACCATCAAGGCCGGCGAAGTCACGAAGGCCACCGAACAGGCCGCCAAGTAATTCCCACCATGAGCAAACCCACCACGCCCACCGCCACCTCCGCGCTCGTCCAAGCCCTCGCCGCACTGGACAACGTGAAGGCCAACAAAATCAACCCCGCCTTCAAGGCCAAGTACGTCTCCCTCGACGCGCTGCTCGACGCCATCAAGCCCGTCCTGCTCGACCACGACCTCGCCCTGATCCAGACGCTCGTCAGCCAGGACGGCAAGGTCGGCGTGTCTACCGCGTTCCTGCACTCCTCCGGCGAGCGCTTCGACTTCGGCACCCTGCTCGTCAAGGCCGAGGGACTGACCGCCCAGCAGATCGGCGGGGCCATCACCTACATCCGCCGCCAGTCCATCCAGACCGCGTGCGGCATCTCGGTCGACCTCGACGATGACGGCGCCGTGGCCTCTGGCTTCCGCCCTACGCCCTCGCAGGCCGCCGCCCCTGCCTTCTCCCCCACCCCTCGCCCGCTGACCAAATGAGCGACAACTTCGACCCGTTCGACCCCATCGCCGGCGCGATGCGTGCCATGCACCAGGGCAATATGCTCGCCGCTGCCGAAGCCAAGGCCAAGGCCGAGGAAGAAAAGATGAAGGCCATGCTCTACGCTGGCAACGAACTCGCCCGAGTCCTCGACGATGTCGCCCAGGCTACTCAGCTCGACGCTATCTCCCGCGCCGTGGTCATCGCCACCATCGCCAAATGGAACCGCGCCAAGACCGGGCAACTGTGATGAGCCGACGAGTCGTTGAAATACCTGTCGAGGTCTGGGAGTTCAGCCTGGATGATGCCCATCGGATTGCGGCTTTGCATAAAGAATGCCTCCGCCTGATGGCTGAGTCTGACAGACTAAGGAGCCTTGCAAAGGACATCTACGAAAGGTCGCAACTACCTCCTCTACCTAAGGCCGATTACAAATTCCTCTATGGCATGAACCCTCAGCAGGAAGGAAAGTCCAATGGCTGACATCCCCAAGGGCATCGAGAAGATCGCCGCTACGGTGCCCAAGCAATACGCCCTCCTGCTTCTCTTGGACGGCTTCCCTTACGTCGAACTGACCGCCCGTAAGCACGCCGACTTTTTGACCGACCTGAACGCGTGGAAGCGCAAGACCTACCCTTCGCTCGTCCGCTCGCAAGTCCGCTACTTCACGCTTGCCCCTAATGGCGAAATAAAGGAACTTACCTTCACGCCCGTCCGCCAATGACCAACCGCGACAACATCCAGCGCCTCGTCGAGAAGGTCACCAGCGACCTCGCCGTGGTGAAGTCCCTCGCCTCCCGCATCGAGATGCACGTCGAAGACCTGACGACGCTATCCGACCTCGCCTCCGCTGCGCTCACCGAGTTGAGCGTCTTCACCGATCACGTCGAAACCGCCGACGAGTCCGCCCAGGTCAAACCTTTGCACGACCGCGTACACGTGCTCGTCGTTCAGCTGCGCGTCCTGCGCAATACGCTCGAGGCCATGGAGAATGCCGGTGAAGCCGCCCTCGCCGACGTGCGCCGCATCTCGGCCAGCGTCGAAGAGTCCGCCCCCGAGGACGACAGCCTGTGAGCAAAGCCTGTGAACTGTGCAAGGGGGCCTGCTGCGAAAGCATCCTCCTGCCCATCAGCCCTGCCCCGACCTCGACCGAGTTCTACGCGGCCCGCGGTTCGGTTTTCATGATTGCGACCAGCACCTTCGCCGAAGTCCCCGCCCGTTGCCCGCACCTCTCGCAAAGCGGCAAGTGCAAGACCTACGACAACCGCCCGGTCGCCTGCTCCCGCTTCACCGTCGGCTCCGTCATGTGCCTGACCGCCATCGAGCGCCGTCGCCCCGATCAGGCCGAGGCCATCATCGCCTTGCTCTAATTTCCCATTAACCCAGAACACCAACAAACCACCATCCCATGCCCAACCTAATCACCGAACGCGTCGTCTATGACGGCATCCAAGCGCTCAACCAATCCGGCGCCAAGGAACTGCTCAAGTCCCCCGCCCATTACCAGGCGTATCTCAACCGCACGCAGGAGGACTCCAAAGCCCTCCGCGTCGGCACCGCCGTCCACAAGCTTGCCCTCGAAGGGCTCGACGCTTACAACGCCACCCATGCCATCGCCCCCGAGGTCGACAAGCGCACGAAGGAAGGCAAGGCCGCGTGGCAGGACTTCGTCACCGCCAACGAAGGCAAGTCAATCCTGACCGCCGAGGAAGGTGCCCTCGTCGACGCCGTGGCCAACTCCGCCGCCGCCTGCATGAAGGCCAACGGCATCGTCCTCTCGAAGACCGAAGTGATGTTCACCGCCTTCATCGGCGACACGCTCGTCAAGTGCGCCATCGACGGCATCTCCGACGACGGCTACATCTACGACCTCAAGACCTGCGAGGATGCCAGCGCCCACGGCTTCCTTCAGGCCGTCCGCAAATACAAGTACGCCCTCCAGGCT